GTTTTCTTTTTCGATACGCAAAATAAAACCGATTACACGTATATTATATATGTATAATCGTATAAATTGAATTAATTAAATTAAATATTATGGCACCAGGAAGAAAACCAATTCCCACGCAAATAAAAAAAATGCAAGGCACTTTAGAAAAATCTAGGCTAAATAAAAATGAGCCTGAGCTTCCTGTAAGCATTCCTAAAATTCCTGATTACTTTGATAAGTATGCAGTTGAAGCCTTTGAGTTCTTAGGCGTTAAAACTTATGAAATGCGCATAGTAACTGAAGCCGATAAAATGGCTTTAGAGTTACTAGCTGAATCATATAGCGAATATAGAAAGGCAATCGAGATAATAAAAGAAAAAGGATTTACTTATATTATAAGAGATAGATCAGGAAACGAAATAATAAAGCCACGCCCTGAGAATTTAATTAAAGACAAAGCAATGGGAAGGATGAGGGCTTTATTAACTGAATTTGGATTAACTCCAAGCTCTAGGGCTAGAGTTAACTCACAAGAAAAGATTGAAATAAATGATATAGAAAACTTAATAGATTAAAAATGGCTAAAAGAATTGAACACATATTTAGAGAAAAAAAGAAAATAAAGCGTAAAGGAATACACGCTAAAAGCAAGAGCAGTAAATTAAAAAACTCTAAATTATATAAAAAGAAATATAATGGGCAAGGGAGATAAATATTATTTTGATGAAGATTCAGCTAATAAAGTTATTACCTTTATTGAAAAAGGGTTAGTTCATACTAAAGGCGAACTAGCTAACAAACCTTTTATTTTAGAAGATTGGCAAAAGCAAATAATATCAAAGCTATTTGGATGGAAGGTTAAAAAAACAGGATTAAGAAAATACAGAACTTTATATTTAGAAGTTCCGAGAAAAAATGGTAAATCAACTTTAATAGCTGCATTAAGTTTATATTTATTATTTGCTGATGGAGAAGGTGGAGCTGAAATATATGCAGCAGCAAGCGAAAGGAAACAAGCAGGAATCATCCATCAACAAGCAAAAGAGATGATTGAAGCAAGTCCTGTATTAAGAAAGCACGCTAAAATTTTTAGAGATTCAGTTACTTTTAAAAATTCTTTTTACAGGGTTATTAGTGCTGATGCAGGAAGTAAACACGGATTCAACGCCCACGCTGTTTTAATAGATGAATTACACGCACAAAAAACAAGAGAGCTTTTTGATGTATTAACAACATCAACAGGAGCAAGAAGGCAGCCAATGACTTTATTATTAACGACAGCAGGGTACGATAAGAATTCTATTTGTGGGCAAATGCACGATTATAGTAAAAGGTTATTAGCAAATAAAATAAAAGATGAAACATTTTTGCCTGTTATTTATTCAGCAGATAAAGAAGATGATTGGAAGAAACAAAGCACTTGGGAAAAAGCTAATCCTAATCTAGATATATCAGTAAAAAGAGATTATTTAAAAGAAATGATTAACAGGGCAAAGAACAGCCCTAGCTTTGAAAATACTTTTAAAAGGCTTCATTTGAATATGTGGACCGCTAATGAATCTTTTTGGATTAAGCAAGAGGTTTGGGATTCTTGCAATCAATTCCCTATTGATATTAAAAAACTAAAAGGGCGTAAATGTTGGGCAGGATTAGATTTATCTTCAAGTATAGATATTAGCTCACTTGTTTTAATATTCCCTTTTGAAGATGGTGAACGCTTTGAGATAGTTCCTTATTTTTGGATTCCTAAAGATAACGCTTTGGAGAGAAGCCGAAAGGATGGAGTTGATTATGATTTATGGATAAGAGAAGGATTAATTACTGCAACTGAGGGAAATGTTATTGATTATAAATTTATAAGGAAACAGATTCAAGAAATATTAACTCAATACCAATTAATAAATTTAGGTTATGATAGATGGGGAGCAACTCAATTAATAATAGACATTCAAGACGATGGCTGCCCTGTTGTTCCTTTTGGGCAGGGATTCGCTAGTATGAGCAATCCAAGTAAAACATTAGAAACTTTATTATTAGGTAAAAAGATTAATCATGGAGGAAACAAAGTTTTAAATTGGATGATTGGTAATGTACAAACAACTCAAGATCCTGCTGGTAATATAAAACCTGATAAAAAGAAAAGTGGCAAAGGAAATAAGATAGACGGAATAGTTGCAACAATAATGGCTTTAGGAATTTACTTAGATGATACATTCAAAGGAAACAACTCCGATTCTATATACAACGAAAGAGATATAATTATATTATAAATCTATTGACAAACTAAATAAACATTCTTATATTGTGAGCGTAAAATTATATCCTTTGGCTTTACTAGATAACATTAAAAGATTTTTCCCTTTTTTAAATTCCAATAAAAGGGGAACTTATACTCCATACATTCCAAATGTATTTGGAAACTTTACAGGAAAAAGCGTTGATTCAACTTCAGCTCTTGGGCTTTCTGCTGTTTGGGGATGTACAAAAGTTTTAAGCGAAAGTATTGCTTCGCTTCCTTTAAACATTTACGAAAGGATGGCAGATGGAGATAGGCTTTTAGCTGATACGCACAGGCTTTACTTTTTACTGCATAATCAACCAAGTAAATTATATACAAGTTATACTTTCATCGAATATCTAGTTAAATCAATTTGCTTGAATGGTAATGGTTACGCTGTTATTAATAGAGATAGAAACGCTAACATTGTTTCATTTACTTGCATTAACCCAACTGATGTTAAAATACTTCAAGAGTATGGCTCATTATATTATAACATAAAAGGATATGATGAATTAATTCCTGCTGAAGATATTATCCACGTTAAGAATCTAACTAATGATGGAATCTTAGGAATGAGTCCAATTCAATACGCTGCTGAATCTTTAGGGTGGGGGATAGCTTTACAAACTTATGGAAATACTTATTTTGGTAATGGAGGAATGCCTTCAGGAACTTTGGAAAGCGATAAGGTTTTAACAACTGAAGCAGTTGAGAGATTAAGGCAAAGTTGGGATAAGGCTTATGGTGGCGTTGATAATGCAAACAAAGTTGCAGTTTTAGAAGAGGGAATACAATTTAAGCCTGTATCTATAAGCAATGAATCGGCTCAATTTTTAGCTTCCAGACAATGGAGCATATCAGAGATTGCGAGATGGTATCGAGTGCCTCCTCATTTAATTCAAGATTTATCAAAATCTAGTTTTAATAATATTGAAATGCAATCAATGGAGTTTATTCAATACACATTAACTCCATTATTAAAAAGATTTGAACAGGAGTTTAATAGTAAAGTATTTAAAGTAAATGAAAGAAATCGTTTTTTTGTTGAGTTCAACGTTAATGGATTATTAAGAGGAGATGCTAAAACAAGAGCAGATCTATACACTAAAGCGATTCAATGGGGATGGATGAGTATTAACGAAGTTAGAAGGAAAGAAAATCTTAATGCTATTCCTAACGGAGATGAGCATTTAGTTCCTATGAATATGACTAACCTAGATGCAGATACAACAACAGAATAAATAAAAATTATGGCAAAAGATAAAAAAAATACTAAGGACTTTGAAAGAAGGACTTTCAATATAAAAACAGAAACTAGAGCAGATGAGCAGAATGGCAAAAAATTTATTGAAGGACACGCTGCCCTTTTCAATGAAGAAACTTGGATTGGCGATTTTAGGGAATATATTAAACCTGATGCTTTTAGGGATGTTCTTAATGATGATGTTAGGGTGTTATTTAACCACGACCCTAATCAAATTCTGGCAAGGACTAAAAACAATACTGCTCAAATAAGACAAGATTCAAAAGGTTTACATTATAGGTTTGAAGTACCTAACACAACTTTAGGAAACGATTTATTTGAATTAGTAAACTCAGGAATAATTAATCAGTCCTCGTTTGGTTTTATAATTGAGGATGACCAATGGCAGAGAGATGATAAAGGAGCAGTTAGGGAAATTACAAAGGTTAGCAAATTGTTTGATGTTTCTCCTGTTAGCTTTCCTGCATACGAGCAGACAAATGATTTAGCAGTTGCTAAAAGAAAATACAATTTCTTTGTTGAGCAAGAAAACAACAAAGAAGAGGAAAAAGATTTAGTGAAAAGAAGTCTAGTTGAATTGAAAATAAAACTAGCAAAGATTAATAAATAATGTTTAATTAATAGATTTTTAAAAATGAAAAATAGTAAAGAATTAAAAGAAATGCGAGGAGATAAAATCGCTGAATTAGAAGCAATTAGAGATATTGCAACTGCTGAAGGGCGTGATTTATCTGAAGCAGAAAATCAAGAAGTTGATACTCTTTTAGGAGGTGTTGACAAACTTGACGACCAAATAAAAAGAGCTGATAAAATTGAGGCTAATTTAAGAAGTGCAGCAATGAACTCAGGAACTCCATTAGGAACTAAAACTCCTAAAGAGTACAAGCAATGGAGCTTATTCAAAGCGATTAAAGATTTTCAAAACCATAACTTAACAGGCGTTGAAGCAGAAATGCACAAAGAAGCAACTAGAAATAATATTATTTCAGGTTTAGGAATTCCTGTTGGTTTATTAGGAATGGAGAAAAGAACAAATCCTCAAACAACAGCAGACGCTAGCGAATTCATCCCCACTGAAGTGGGAGAATGGTTACAGACTCTTCAGTCTAAGATGGTGCTAGGAGATTTAGCAACTTTTTACTCAGGTTTAAGAGGAGATGTTTCTCTTCCTGTATTGAGTGGAACTCAAGCAGCTTGGGCAACTGAAACAGCTAATGCTTCAGATGCAGCAACGGCTGTGGGTGGCTCAACTTTAGCTCCAAAGCGTTTAGCAGCTTATATGGATATTTCTAAAGCATTGCTTCATCAAAATCCTCAAGTTGAAACGGCTATAATGACTGACTTAAATAGAGCTGTTGCAAGTGCTGTTGAAAATGGTGCAATCAATGGAAGTGGCTCTTCAGGACAGCCAACAGGATTAGCTAACGCTTCAGGCGTTGGAACTGTTGCTTCAGGTGCTGCAACCTTAGCTAAAATGGTTGAATTTGAAACTGATGTCGCTGTAAATAATGCAGACGTTGGGCGTTTAGCTTATGTTTCAAGTGTTAAGGTTAGAGGTAAACTAAAGCAAATTGTTGGAAATCCTGGTGTTACTTCAACTCAGACAGGATATGGAGCTCCAATTTGGACTGCTGACAACACTATTAATGGTTATCCTGCCTTCGCAACAACTAACTGTTTAGACACATTTAACACAAATGCTGAAGGTGGTTTATACTTTGGAGCTTGGAGCGATATGGTAATAGGACAGTTTGGAGATTCAGTTGATATAACAATAGATAACTTTAGCCAAGCGTTAGCAGGCTCAATTAGATTAGTTATTAATTCTTATTGGGATGTTGCAGTACGAAGAGGAGGAAGTTTCTCTAAATGTGAAGGAATCACATTTTAATAATTAGTTAGTAATAATAATAAAGGGGAGGGGATTCCCTCCTCTTTTTTTTTAATTATGTGGATAACAACAAAAACATTCAAAGACATTTATGAGTTCAGTTTCAAATACATTAGTAAAAAGTTTAAAGGTTGTAACTGCTGCTGCAAGCAATCCGATTGCACAAAGCGAAGCTAAAACGCATTTAAGAGTTACAACTTCTGATGAAGATGCCTATATAACAAATCTTATAACAGCAGCAACTCAAATGGCTCAAAACTATACTAATAGCTATTTTATTGATACAACTTTGAGAATGAATTTTAGTTATTTTCCTGAAGGAGAATTTAGGCTTTATGGAGGAAAGATAAATTCATTAACTCATATTAAATACTATAATGATGATAACTCTTTAACAACTTGGGCTGCTGATAATTACAGCGTTAACCTAGATGCTGAGCCTTGTTTAATTACATACAGCGAAACATCAACTTTACCTAATACTTATTTAAGGAGTGATTCAGTTCAAGCCACTTATGTGAGTGGATATGGCTCAAGCTCTTCAGATGTACCAATGGCAATAAGGCAGGCAATATTAATTTTAATAGGGCATTTATATGAGAATAGACAGGATGTTGTTTTTGGAAGTCCAAAGGTAATGCCTAAAGCTAGTGAATGGCTTTTAGATCCGTATAGAATTGTTTACTAATGAATATAGGGAGGCTAGATAGATATATAACTTTGCAAAGCGTATCAACTAGCGTGGATGCTTATGGACAGCCTGTTGAATCATTTTCAACTTTGGCTAGTGTATGGGCAAAGATTGAATATAAAAGCGAAGTTGAAAAGTTTGAAAATGAGCAATTAAGAGCAGTTTCAAGTATTGATTTTACTATAAGATACAGAACAGATATAAATGAACAAATGCGAATAAGTTACGATTCTAATACTTATCAAATAACAGGAATAGCTGAAATAGGAAGGGGAGAAGGTTTAAAGTTAAAAACTAAACTTTATGAGTGATAAGTTAAGCCTAAAAATAGAAGGAGAAAAGGAGTTAATGAAAATGTTTAAAGCTCTGGGAAATGACAGAGACAGAATAAAAGAATTAAATTCGTTTTTAAGAAAGGCAGCACGTCCAATTTTAAAAACACAAAAAGATAATATAAAAAACAGCTCAACATATAACAAGCCTTTTAAAGTTTATAGAAAAGGCAAAGTATATGCTGAAACAACAAAAGAACAACTTGCTAAAAGTGTTGGTTTGTTGAGGTTTAAAGGCAAAAGAAGAAAAACAATAGGCTTTGCACTTGGTCCAAGATTAGACGGAGTGTGGGGAAAGCCTAATAAAGGAGGTTGGTTTGGTTGGTGGCTTGAGTATGGAGCAGATAATGTTGGTAAAGGCAAAATTAGATTAAGAGCAAAACCTTTCACTAATGCATCAAATACAAAAGCAGCAGTTGGAATGGCTGCAATGGAGGTAATGGATAAGGAAAGCAAAGCTATTGAAAAGACAATGAAAAGATTTAAGAAAAATTATAATTTCAACTAATGAGCAAAGTGGGGAAAGCAATATATAATATACTCTCTAATGATTCAGGAGTTACTTCTATAACAACCAGAATAAGTCCTTTGTTAATAGGGCAAACTTTAAATTTGCCTGCTGTTGTTTATTCTCAAATTGATACTGATCCCAATGATACTAAAAATGGAGTTAGCTTATTAGATGAAATACAAGTTGAAGTTGATGCTATTGCTGAAACTTATGCAGGAGCTGAAGATTTAGCAGCAGCAATAAGAACGGCGTTAGATAGATATACAGGTACAGCTAATGGAGTTAAAGTGCAAAGCGTTCAGTTTAACAACGAATCAGATACTTTAGAAAAGGTCCAGAATGGACTTTACACCATTACGCAAGATTATACTTTTAGAATTGAATTAAATTAATATAATATGAAAAAAGTTAAATTAGCAAAAGATTATAACATTAGGCACGATATTATTATTTGTGCAGGAAGTGAAATAATAATTAGCGAAAACAGAGCAAAACAATTAAAAGAATTAATTGAAGGTAAAATTAATAATAAAAAAAATAAATAGTTATGGCAGTTACAAGTACACCAATAAACGGAACTGACGTTATATTAGAGATTTCTGAGGATTCAGGCTCTTCTTATGACAAAATAATGTTTTTAACAAGTGCAAATTTATCAACATCAATGGATGTTAGAGATATATCTAACAAATCTAGTGCAGGATGGAAAGAGATTTTAGAAGCTCAAAAATCTTGGAGTATGAGTGCAGATGGGTTTACAACATACTCAACAGCAACAGACCAAGACAATACAAGCGATATATTTGGCTTTTTAAACAACAGAACAAAATTATATTTTAGATTTACTAATGCTAATGCAGGAGACTATCAGTTTTCAGGAGCAGGATATATAACATCATTAGAGCAAAGTTCAGGTGTTGAGGATAACTTAACATTTTCGATAAGTATTGAAGGAACAGGAGCTTTAACAGGAGCAACTATATCTTAATTGTATGGCTAAATTTGAAAAAGTAAAAATTGCAGGGCAAGAGCTAAATATTAAATTTGGCTTTAATGCCCTAGCAGTTTTTGAAAAAGAATCAGGCGAGTCAATAAGTGGCTTGGGAAACTATGGAGAGAATATTCCTATAAGGGTCGCAATCTGTTTAGTTTATGCAGGCTTAAAAGATGGAGCTAGAGTTTCAAAATCTGAATTTAAGTTAACTAAAGAAGATGTTGCTGATTTATTAGATGAAGATGGACAGGCTTTAAATAGGGTTATGAAGGTTTTTAGCGATATGATGGGAGATAAAAAAAAAGCAATAAGAAAGTAAAAGAAAAGCCTTTAAATTGGGATAGATTACAAGAGTTAGCTTTTGGCTATTTGAGTTTAAGTGTTGAAGAGTTTTGGGATTCAACGCCTAGAGAGTTTAATAATCGGTTAGCAGGTTTCTTTGAATTACAGCAATTTAATCAACGTATGGAGTGGGAAAGGTGCAGATGGCAAACCTGTTATTTATTGCAACCCCATACAGGAAAAGGAAAGAAAATAAAGCCAATAGATTTAATTAAATTTGACTGGGATAAAAAAGAAAAAAATATTAAAAAACTAACAGCGCAGGAGTTAAAGCAAATGATGTTAAAAAATAGATTATAATGGCAGTAAATACATCAATGTTTGTTAAAATAGGAGCTAACATTTCTGACTTTAGCTCTAAAATGAAGAATGTGCAAAGGAGCTTAACCAATACTTCAAAACAAATGAAGAACATTGGTAAGTCAATGAGTATGAGCGTTACAGCTCCATTAGCAGGATTTGCTGCTTTATCAGTTAAAGCCTTTTCAGAACAAGCAGAAGCAGAACAAAAACTTTTAACAGCATTAAAAGGCAATGAAAAAGCCTTTGCTTCATTAACAGCCCAAGCCAAAGAACTTCAAAAGGTTACTTTATTTGGAGATGAGGAAACAATGAAAGCTCAGGCTCTTATTGCAGCAATGGTTAAAGAAGAAGAGCAAATTTTAAGAGTTATGCCTTTAGTTCAAGATTTTGCAACAGCAAAAGGTATGGATTTGGCAGGCGCAGCCGATTTAGTTTCAAAAACCTTAGGAAGTTCAACAAACGCTTTGAGTCGTTATGGGATAGAGGTTACAGGAGCAGTTGGATCGCAAGAAAGGTTAGAAAGTTTAACAAAAGGATTAACTGTTGCTTTTGAAGGTCAAGCCGAAGCAGTTGCAAAAGTTGGCTCTGGTCCATTAATTCAATTAAAAAATCAGTTTGGCGATTTAATGGAGGAAATAGGAGGGCTAGTGATGGGAGCTTTAGTTCCTTTATTAGAATGGCTAAAAACTGCATTAACTTGGTTTCAAAGTTTATCCAAAGAAACTAAAACAACAGCAGTCGTAATTGCAGGCTTAACCGCTGCAATCGGTCCTTTAGTTTATATTGGAGGCGTTTTAGTTGGTGTTTTTGCTTCAATGGTTTCTCCTATTGGATTGGTTGTTTTAGGGATTACTGCTTTAGGACTTGCTATTGCTTCAATTATTGATAATTGGAAGGCTTTAAAAGAAAGATTTTCAGATATTGGATGGTGGAAAAATATGCTAATTGAGATGGTGGCATTTTTTGTTGAAAATAATCCATTTTCGCATATTATTGAAGGTTGGAATTTTGTCGCTGAAAAATTTGGAAAAGAGGGAATAAAAAATCCCTTTGAAATGGCAGCCGACAAATTAAGAGATTTAAAAGTTGAAACTAAAGATTATGAAAATGATTTAATTTCTTTAGGAGATACTTTTTCAGGGCTTGGGGAAAAAATGAAGGGCGTTTTAGGAGGCTCAATTTCAGCAGCTCCAACAACAACAGGAGGAGGAACAACAGGAGGAGGAGTTAATGTTCAGCGTGGATTTCAAGCAAGTGCATTATTACCACCAACTGAAACCTTAGCTCTAACAACTGAACAAATAAAATTGCAAGAAGAAGCAGTTTTATCATTAAGCAATACTTATAGCGAATTTGGGGAAAGCATGAAAGGTGTTTTAGGACAATTAGGAGCAAACTTGCAACAAGGAGCAGATAGCTTTAAAGAATATGGGATGAAGGTAAGAGAAGAAGTTACAGGAGTTATAAGAGCTTTAATTTCTCAAGGTGTGGCTCAAGCAATAACAAACTCTTTAAGTTCTTTAGAAGCTAAAATTTCTCCTTTTATGATTCCAGTTTTAGCAGGTTTAGCATCTGGATTAGCAACAACTGCATTTAATTCTATGATTCCAGCTTTTGCTAAAGGTGGTATTGTTACTGGGCCAACAATGGGTTTAATTGGTGAAGCTGGCCCAGAGGTTATATTTCCTTTAGATAAGTTAAAGAGTTTCATGGGTGAAGGAATGGGTGGTAAAGTTCAAGTTCAAGGAATTTTAACAGGTCAAGATATATTTTTAAGTAATGCAAGAACTGATATAAGTTTAAATAGAATAGCTGGATAATGGGAGCTGTAAGATATAGAAATACTTTTTTTTCAACTGAAGGCACTTCTTACCAAATAGATATTTATGATTCTTTGTCTAGTGTTGGCTCTCCAACAACTTTTAACACTTATGGAGAAGGCTTTTCTTTAAGTTATAAGGGAGTTGATAAAGATATACACGCTCCTGTTATTGCTTCTTCTGTTGAGATTTACATGGCTATTGAAGACGCTTCAGCCCAAACTTTATTAAGTGATATATTAACAGCTCAAGAAAAAAGATTCTTTTTACAAATATATAAAGAAGGCTCTTTTTATTGGGGTGGCGTTATTTTACAAGATTTAGGAAGCGTTATTGATGAAGCACTCCCAAGCCAAGTAAACTTACAGGCTGTTGACGGCATAGGATATTTAAAAAACTTTAGCTATGGAGAGACCCAACTGACTGAAGAGGATTTATTTCCAACTGCAATTTTTGCTAATAAAGGTTATCAAACTTGCTTAGAGCATTTAGCTAATATAATGCAAGGGTTATTAATAATTTTTACTGATTCCCCTTATCCATCCTTAACTAACATTCTAGCGACTTCGGTTAATTTTTATGAGGATAATATGTACTCTGGAAGTCCTGCAACTTCTTTAGACCCTTTAGCAAAAACAAAAATTAATCATAATGCTTTTATTGAATTTCCAGAAGATTCTAATGACTTTCAAAAAGGAAGGACTTATTATGAAGTTTTAGCTCAAATATGCCTTATTTTTAACGCTAGATTTTATTTTGCAGATGGGAAATGGAACTTAATAAACATTAATCAAAATTCAGCAACTTCTTACAATAAAAGGCTTTACACTTTTAGCGGTTTAGATACTGTGCCTGTATTTACTTATACATCAACTTCTTCTTTTGCTCATAGAATAACAATAGACCAAAGTAATTATTCAACACTAGCAAACCCATCAAGAACTTTTTACCCTAATTTAGTTAACGCTAAAAGAGTATTTAATAAAGAAGGCTCTCAAAATTTAATACCAATTCAAACCGATTACAAAGGCATTAACTCACATTTAAATAATGTTATAAGTATTCCTTCTTCTTCTGGAAGCACTTTTACTTTTAGAGGAAATGGTCAAGTATTAATAACTTCAGATGACACCTTAACAAACGCTTTATTAAATGTTAAATTTGTTTTAAAAGGATTGTTTTATATTGGAGATGGTGATGGTAACTTTAAATATTTAACTAATTCTTTAGCTTCTTTAGATACGTATAGCTGGAGTACAAGCCAAAATTTCTTTCACATTGCAACAAACGTGTTTAACATTTTGCCTAATGATGGATTAAGTAACTATATAAGTTTTAGTTTTGAAATTGAAACTCCAAAAGTAAATCCAACAGGAACTTTTCCTATAAATGTTTTTTATTTTAATTTAGAAAATACTTATTTTATTGGAGGCAATAATAATGCTTATGTTGACCCAACTTTTACAGGTGCTAGTTTGCAAGGAGATTATAATATTTACGGCATAGAATTGCTATATAATTTACATGGAGTTATACAGCCATTTCCTATCCAAACCGAGTTTTTTGCCTTTAATCCTAATTCAGAAGATAATACTGAATTTTTAGAAATAGAAGAAAGTTTAATCGGAGATGATTCAAGCATTTTAACAAATGGTAAATTGTTAGTTATAGACACTTCTGGAGGAGATGTTGATTCTAGTTCGTGGAAAGTTGACGGAAGTGGAACAGCAGATAAAATATTAAATTTGCAATTAACGGAAGTTATACAAAATAGATTAAAAGCAACTCCTAAACTTAACACACAAATAATAGGAGATTTTAACTTTAATAATACTGTTAGTTATGACTCTTCACAATGGATGTTATTAGGGGGTAATTTATCAGCTGGGAGCGAATTATGGAATGTGCAATTCTTTGAAATTAATCCTCCATCAACTGCAATAAGTATTGTTGATAAAAATAACCTTTACCAGCCACCAATAAAAGGAGTTATTGAAAGTAATTTAAAGCTCTTAAATGACCAAGTAAGCACTTTAGCAGGTAATTCACACCAATACAAAGCAACAACAACAAACAACACTAAAACAGAAACTTATATTAATGGGGTTACTAATCATAGGACTTTATTAAATAATAATAGTATTGTTAATTTTAAGGCTTATGCTGTTGGAGTTTTAACTTCTGGAAGCGATAAAGGAGATGTTGTTGCCTTAGAGCAGTTTGGATGCTTAAAAAACATAAATAAAACAATCTCTTTAGTTGGAACAACTTCGGAAACAAAGTTAGCTAATAGTGGTATTGCTGGGAGTGTTAGTTTATCTATTGAGCCAGATTCGACTAACCAAGCTATTAAAGTTTCAATAACAGGAGACGCTTCCGAAAGTATGCAATGGAAAGTTAATATAGATTTAGCTGAAGTTTCTTTTCTTGATACTTATGATTTTATTTTTGAGGATGGTAACAACGTAATAACTGAAGCAAGCGATGATTTAGTAACACAATTAAATTTATATTAAAATGGCAGATATTAAGGTAACAGCACTAAGCGAAGAAACAACCCCTATAAACACCGATATTGTAATGATGGTCGATGACCCAGGAGGAACGCCTGTAAGTAAAAAAGTTGAAATTGGTAATTTAATAAAAGGGCGAGTTGATGAAATAGTTGGAGTTACAGGAGCATCAAAAACTTTAGCATTGTCAGATGCTAACACCTTTCAAAGATTAAACAGGGCTTCAGCTCAAACAATACAAATTCCTAAAAATACAAGCGTTGATTTTCCAATAGGTACTAGAATAACTTTAGCAAGGCAAGGAGCAGGAGTGCCAACAATTCAAGGAGCAACAGGAGTA